AGACTCGCCGGCCTTCGCCGCGTGGCCCATCGCGGCCATGCCGATCTCGTGATCGCGTTCGCGCTCCTCGGACTCTGCCACCTGTGCGACGCCGAGCGCCTTCTGCTGCGCATCGATCTCGGACTGCATCGCCGTGCCACGAATCTTTAGTTCTTCGACTTGGAGCGTCGTCGCCGCATCCAACTGCGCGATGTTCCACTTCAACTCGCGATCGGCCGCGGCGCGTTCGCTCTCGCCTTGCTCCTTGATGCGCGCCGTCTCGATCGACGCCTGCTGCTTCGCCTGGTCGGTCTGAATCGCCGCCTGCGCCTCCTGCAGCGCCTGGCCCATCTGCTGCATCTGTGCTTGCACTTCCGGCGGCACCGGCGAGGCTTCGCCGTCCTTCTTCGGCTGCAGGTTCGGCGGCAGCGTGCTCTCCAGTCGCTCCGCGATGCCTTGCGCGCCAGGGAACGAGAGCTGCTTCACGTAGTCCGGCATCACAACGGCCGCCATCTCAGGCGGGAGGTGCGGAATCAAGTCGCCGAGCGCCTTCGCGCCCTCCTGCTGCCGTGTCGCGCTGGCCTTGCCGACGGTGACGGTGAACGCATACCGCCCGGCGCGAGGATCGTAGAACTTCCAGAGCGAGTCCTTCATCCGCGCGTGTTCGGCCGTGATGTGGTCTGGTGCGGCGACTGGAATCCCGTCCGGCCCCTTCGCGAACGGCTTGCCGACGATCACCTGTTCAGGCTCGTCGTCCATGCCCATGATGTGCCAAATCTGACCGGGCCGCGTGATCTTCGGAATCACCTCGCCCATGAGTTCGGCGGCGTAAATCAACGCACGGCGCACGTTGTCGGGATAGTTGCTGTTCGCGAGCTCCGCCTGCGACTGCAACGCCTCCAGCGCCTTCCCGCTGCGCTCGTTTGGGTTCGTGTTGCCGAGCGAGGCATCGCCCGTCGACGTGGACGCCTTGATCGCCTCCTCGGACGTGCGCATGAGCGCGATGGCGGCCTGAATCGGCGGCTCGGACGTGTCGAAGGTCGGCGCCCGCTGCTCGCGGCCTTCGCTGTCCCACTGGTCGTAGGGCCAATACGCCCAGTTGTAGACGTTGCGCGAGTCCCACACACCCTTGTAGGCCGCGATCGACTTGAACGGCACCATCGGCGCCTTGCGCGGCTCCAGCGCGAAGATTTCGACGCCCGCGCTGTAGGTGTAGTTCACCATCCGCTGCGCGTCCATGCCCATGCTGATGATGCCGCGCAGCACGGGCTTGCCGTCAACGTTCAATTCCTCGCCGAGAATCGGGACTTGCGGGATGCGCGAGCCCGCCCAATCGAACGTTTCCAGCTCCTCGACGGCGTTAATGAGCGAACCCTTCACGATCGGCGCGCGAATCGTGCGGTGATACATCACCTCGACGCCCTTGGGCGGCTTGCCTTCGCCGCCTTGCGTCATGTCCTTCGACGCCCAGATCTCCCGGTTCTGGAACGTGACGCGCCAGTATTCCGCGACGCGCACGATGTCCTTCGACACCCAGCCCGCCATGTCGCCCGTGCTCTGGAAGTCGTCCAGGCCGCGCGTGTCAGCACCAGGGAATTTCGCCTTGAACGCGTCCTTGTCCATGTCCTCGACGATGAACCTGAACAGCGCATCCGACCGCGTGGGCCGATTCGCCGACGGGTCATCGTAGACCGAGAGACTGTTCGGAATGCGCTCAAGCACGAGCTCCTGGTCGTAGGCTTCCGGGTCCATCGGATCGCCGTCCCACGTCTCGTGGGTGAAGCGCGTCTTGATGCGAAACCATCCGAGCCCCGCTTCGATCGCGCCGTCGGCTGCCCACTCGACCGGCGACTCTCCACGTGACTGATTCTGCACGCGCCGCAGGTAGCCCTTAATGATCTGCGCCGTGTCCATGTCGGCGCCTTGCCCGTTCGGCATGACGTCGAAGCCGAAATCCGCGTTCTTGATTTTGTTCGACTCGATGCGAACGGGCTGCGAGAGGCGATCGACCACGAAGCACGGCCGCGGGGGCTGCGGCGGCTGACCGGCGATGGCCGCGGCGCCCTCGCGCGCAAGTTTTAGCGCCTCGGGCCACTGGTCGAGCGCGCGGAACTTCTTGGCAGCGAGGATCGCTTCGCGCTGCGCCTTCGCGCCTTCGGAGGCCTTCTTCCAGTCCTTGCGGGCTTGCGTGATGACTGGGGAGGGCGAGACAGGCGGCATCAGATCGCGAACCGCGCCTCTCGCTGCTTCAGCGCCAAGACCGCTTCCCGCTCCCGCTCGATGTGCGGCATCAGGATCCGCACAATCGCCCGCGTCGCCAGCGAGTTCCCGCGCGCCTTCATGAGATACCACTGCCCACGCGGACGAGCGCACTGCAGCGTGAAATACCAGAAGATTTCATCAAGGATATCGTCGTCGATGTTCAGCGCCGTCCCGAACACGTTCCGCGCCACGCGGCGCCACTTCTCCTTGCCGTCGCACACGATCGTCAGCAACCGCAGCCGGTCGCGCTCGATTTCGCGCATGAACAGCATGATCGCGTCGGTGCCTTGCCGCTCACGGTCGGTGGCGTAGCCGACGATAGGGATGTCCGGTAGGTGGAACATCAGTCCGCCGCCATGAAGCAGCCGGGAAACTCATCACACGAGAACATACCAGAGTCGGCGCACAGACATCCGCAGTCGTTCCCGAGCCATGAGCACTCGCAGGCGGCGATGAGCCCGCCATGGTCGGCGCAGGCGTCCTCGCAGGCCGTCCAGCAGTCGCCGTTTGGACACGCGCCAACAGGTGAGAACAGCGCGGTCCAGACGATGAGGGCAAGGAACGCGATGCGGATGGCGCGGTATGTCATCGGCCCGTGACTCGCTGCCAGAACGTGTCGTGCGGCCGCTCCAGCGCCACGACGCGCGCCTCCATGAACTGCACCGCCGTCAGCGCGTCCGCGCACTTCGCCAGCGCGTCGCTCACGCTCGCCTCGCACGCCACGACCCGCGCATACAACGCGTTGTTCGCCGCGGTCAGTTCGTGGAGTCGCTGCACCATCGCCGCGCGCTGCTGCTCGCGCTCCGCCGCCGACATCCGCACGCCGGCCAACGGCTCTCCCGTCACATCGTTCACTCGCTGCATCACTTCGCCTCAGGGCAGAACATGGCCCGATATTCCTCTGCGGTCATGTTGAACACCGGCACTAGCCCTGCCATCGCGAGCGCCAGCTTATCCGGCGAAAGCACTGCGGGCACAATTCGCTCCCAGTAAATCGGATCATCTTCGTAGGGTCTGCGCTTCGGCGTGAGCTGCATGCGCACTACTCTACCATTCCGGTCAATACCCCCACCCCATCGGCCCGCCACGCGGCGGCATCATTGGCATGACGAACGTCGCCGGCCCCGCCACGCTGACGGCCTGCGCGAACGTCAAGCAGAACGCGTCCGCATCGTCGGGTGACGTCTCGCCGCGCGCCTGGATGTCAGCCTTGCTCTCAATGACCAACTTCCCAGAGTTGTTCAAGTGGTAGCCAGGCAGGCAGAGCTGCTCGGCGAGCTTCTCATCGTTCGGCAACGCCCCGAGCTGCAACCACTCTTTCGTCTTCGCCCACATGTAGGCGCGCATGTTCAACTGGTGCGCGTCCGGACTCGCGCCGCCGAAGTTGATTTCGTAGACGTTCGTGAAGCCGAGCGACCGCAACCGCACCACGATCGCCGCGCCGAACGCGCTATCGACGAACATCGCCGCCAGCCGATGCCCAGCGCGCTGGTCGCGCAGCAGTTCCGAGCAGATCCCGATACGCTGCGAGCGGTCAGGGTCATGCTCGCCCGGTATCCGAATCGGCTCGCGCACGTTCCCGTTCAGCCCCTGCCGAAACCGGATGACATTCCACGCCTTGCCGCCGCCGCTCACGTCGAAGCCGGCGATGATCGGTTCGTCAGGCAACGCGAGTTGCACGCGCGCACGAGCGGCGACGACGCGGGCCTTGTCGATGTATTGCAGCTCGGAGGCGGATGGCGGGTAGCCGAGGACGCGGACGCGGACCATGTCGGACTCGAGCCCGTAGTCCTGAATCCAGCGGTCCAAGAGCGCTTTGTTCGTAAACCTCGAC